CACAGGGCCACAAAGTAGCGACTCAGCGGCTGCCAGTTGGCCACGATCAATCCAATCGGCGACCAAGCGAAGGCCGTTTTCATCCAGCCCCACAGGGCCATCGCTGGCCCCTTGATCTTGTCCCACACCGCCTGGAAGTACGGCACCACGGTCGACCAGTTGGCGATCAGTACGCCGGCGGCGATGGCGATGCCGCGCACAATGATCCCGATCGGGCTCATGCTCGCCACGCCGTTCATCATCGCCAGGGCAGCCGTGGCGCCGGCCGTGGCCAGGCGCAGCACAGTGAAGCCCACCGCCGCACCCAGCACGCCCTTGATCAACCAGGGGTGCGCTGCAGCCAGGGCGCCGACACTGCTGATAATCGGCCCCACGGTGGCCATGAAGTCGTTCAGCGGCGGCAACAACATACTGCCGACCGTGATACCCAGGCGGGTCACGCGGTTCTGCAGCAGCTGCATGGCGTTCTGTGTGGTGGCTGCCCGGGCGGCATACTCGCTGTTCATCGAACCGGCGTACTGCGTTTCATCGCCGATCGACTTAAAGTTTTTCTGCAGGGTGGCCAGGCTCGTCAGCAGCGGCGCGATCGCCCCCACCGACTCCTTGCCGAACAGGTTGGTCAGCACCGCCGCCTGCTTGCTCTTCTCGACCTTGGCCAGCGTCTGCAGCACTCGGTTAATCGTGCCCTCGCTGTCTGTTTGCATGCCCTTGGCCAGCTCGTTGGCGTCCAGGCGCAGCGCCTTGTACGCCTCCTTTTGCGACTTGGTGCCGGCGGTCAGGGTCAGCATGAAGTTCTTGATGCCGGTGGCCGCCACGTCCTGGGCGATACCCACGCCGGCCAGGGTCGAACCCATGGCGGCCAGCTGGGCCGCACTGACACCGGCCACCTCACCCAGCGGGCCGATGGCCGTCAGGATGTTGGAGATTTGCCCGGTACTCGCGGCGCCGGTGTTGCCCAGGTAGTTGATCTGGTCAGCGAGGGTCACCACCTCGGCCTGATTCATTTTGAAGGCCGTGCGCCACTTGGCCATCATCGAACCGGACTCTTCGGCCGTCTGGTCGAAGGCCACACCCATCTTTACCGCGTCCTCGGCAAAGCGGTTCAGCTCTTCCCGGGCGATGCCCGATTGACCACCCGCCGCGACGATCTGCGCGATGCCCTCGGCCGCCATCGGCAGCCGTTCGGACAGACCCAGCACGTCGTCGCTCATCGCCTTGAACTGCGCCGGCGTGTCGAAGTTGACCACCTTTTTCACGTCGGCCATGGCGCTCTCGAAGCCCATGGCGGCCTTCACGCCCATGACGAACGGGGCCGCAATGGCGCCGCCCTGCAGGGCCTCGCCAAAGGTGATCTTGCCCAGGCCCGAGCTGTTCAACTGCTTGCGCAGCATCGCCGCGTTCTTGCGCACGCCACTGAGCACCGGCGACAGCTTGTCGACGCCGGTGATCAGGGCCTTTAACTGGAATTTATCCGCCACTGCCACCCCCAGTCAGCGCGTTGATGCGCCACGCGTTTTCCTCGCTCTCGAACAGCGTGTCGAGGGTCCAGTCCAGCACCTCGCCCGGGGTGGCTTTCCACCACCAAGCGAGGTCATAGGCCAGCTCGGTTAGGCTGCCGACTGATCCGAATCGCGGGGCATGAAAAAACCCACGATGAGCCAGGCCACGTTGTTCAAGTCGGGCAACGCCAACTGGTTCACCGAACTGGCGGGGATGGCTGCGCACACAGCGATGTACTTGGCCGCCACTTCCACGTCGAGGATCGGATAACCGCTCTCTCCGATGTTGTAGGGCAGCGCCTTAATGGCCCGGCATTCCTGCACGGTAGGGCGACGCAGGGTCAGTTCTTTGACCTCTTCGTTATGGGCCTGGATCGGTTCGGCGAGGGTGTGGGTTACGGTGCTCATTACTGCCAGTCTCCTTGGATGCCTTCGAATCTGAGCGAGACCTTGGCGTCGTCGCCGGTCACTTTGGCCTCATCGACCAGGTACGCACCGCTCAGCACGTACACCGAGCCATCGGCAAACTCAGCGGTAATTGTCATGCTGATCCCCGCTGCCAGCTTGGCGCGGGGGACGTTGGGGGTTTTCACCGCGTCGACCGCCACGTAGGGCACCAGGTCTTCTTCCTTGAAGTAGCCCCGCGTAACCGTCTCGCGCTTGATGTCACTCAGCGGCGCTTCAACGCCGCCGGTGATAACGATTTGCTCGCCGTCGACCTTGCAGTAGCAGGTGCCTGCGACTTTCTGACCCATAAAGGGACCTCCCAGAAAAAAGCCCGCACAAGGCGGGCCGGGGTTGAACGATGCGGATTAAGTCGATTCGGGGTACTGCAGGCGGAACTGGTACAGCAGCGCGAACACCCGCAGCTGATTCACCAGGTCCGGCGGGAACAGCACGCTGAGCCGGTTAGGGTTGTTGGCGTCGCGCTCGACGATCAGGTACTGATTGAACATCTCGGCATTCTCGACAATGCCGTCGCGCTCGAGCGCGCCATAGGCCGCGATCAGCTCACCGCGAATCACCTTCGGCGTGACGATCGCCTGGCCGGGGCCAAAGCGGGTGCCGTCGTTGGCCAGCTTGTGGCGTCCGTACTTGCTGGTGATGATGCTGCGCAGGTAACGGATCACATACGCCGACTGGTGCAGCGTCTCGCTGTCCAGGTACGAATCATCGGCTTGCCCGTAGGCGTTGCGCTGATACGTGGTAATGGCGCGCTCGATGCGGTAGCTGCCACCGTTGTAGGCGGCGGTGGCCACCCCACTGGTCAGCAGCGACTGCCGTTCGGTGAGGGTGAAACGATCGCTCGCGGCGGCCGGGTCGATGCCCACCAGCACGCCGGTTTGCGTCGGCCGCGCCGGGTCGGCGCTGATGAATACGGCGGTGCGCGCCGCCCAGGCGGCCGCCACCTCCCACGCCGGCTGCGGCACACCCCGTTCGAAGCCATGGATGGTCACATGCGGGTCATTGCGCAGGCGCCCGGCCGCGACCAGCTCACCGAGGGTTCCACGCTTGGCGCTGTAGACGTGACCGTACAGCTGCTTGCCCCAGGACCAGCGACCGGCGCTGTCATCCATGGTTTCTTTCCAGGCGTCCAGGGTGTCGGCGTCGGTCCACGGCTGGGCGATGAATTCGAACTCTTCGTCGCCCAGCGCAGCCAGCGCGGCAGCGGCGTCAGGGCTGCCGACACCGCTGGTCATGCCGGTGGTGACGATGGTCAAGCCCGCCGGGGTAACCTCGCTGTTCACGCGACCCAGGCGATTGAGTTGCACCTGAATGTCGTTGCCCAGCTCGCCCTTGAATTTGGCTTTCAAGCTAACCACGCCGGAGGCTACCGTCGCGGTCACCGGCAGGTCGATCGCCTCATTGATGGCGGCTGCCAGGGCGGTGGCCACCGCATCGGCCGAAGCGCCCGCCACCGCCAGGGCGCGCACGCGCTGGCCGGCGATGTACAGATTGACCAGGCCGGCCGACTCGACCGACCCCGTTACGGTAACGGTGCCGGCCGCGGCCACGCCGGTGTCGACCTTGAGCGGCAGACACCAGACTTCGCCGGCGACGTCGATGGCGCGCCAACGGGCGTGCATGCTGGCCAGCATCGAACCGGCGCCGCCAATGTCCTTGGCCTCGCTGGTCCGCGACACCAGGGTCAGTCGGCCAATCTCGGCGCCGTCGGCGTCGTCGTTGACCTGGCCAATGAGCAGCCGGCGCAAGCTCGATGCGCCGCTGTTGGCCATGGAATTGTCGACTTCGGCATAGAACAGCGGCACGCGAATGTCGCTGGGGATGTTGCTGAAACTTACGCTCATTCCGCCGTGCTCCCCTTAGGCTTGGTGCTGGCTTTCTGCTCGACGGCATCACCGTCGCTGATACGGCGCTCCCAATACGCATTACGCGGCACCGTGGCGCCGCCGGCGGGCAGCAGCTCGCGGGAGTTGTGCGGCATCGGGCACTCGCGCCCGGGTGCCGGCTTGAGGTTGATGGTTTTCATGGGGTCAGGTTCTCCCGGGTGGTGAACTCGACTCGCCCGTCTGGGCCGGGGGCCGTGACGTTGGAGTCTTTCAGGGGGTTGATGAAGTCGAAGCGGGTGTCGATCCCGTCCAGCGCGGGCAATCCGGCCAACTGCCATTCCTGCCAGGTCTGCGGCTTACCCTCGACGGTCTGCTCCCAGCGGCCCAGCTGCAGGTCGGCATAGAAGCGGTAGCGGTAAACCACCCGCTCGCGGTCGATCAGCAGCAGTTGCCCGCCGTCGTACAGCAGCGGCCCCGACTCCGGATCAGGCTCGAAGCCCACCAGGGCACGCCACAGTTGGGCGCGCAGATCGTGAAGCGGGTCAGCCACCGATTGCCCGCGCTCGTCGTCGGTGGGCAGCACCACGCACACGTCGATCGCGTCGCGCACGGCCTGCGTGTACACGTTCTGCGCGGTCGGCTCCTCGGCCGAGTCACCCACCGCGATCACGTAGGCCGCCGGGATTTCCAGCTTGCCGCTGTCGGAAGTCGGGTCCCAATCCAGGCCACCCGCCACGCGCCCCTCCAATCCAGGCGCATAGGCGCGCAGCTGCGCGATCACAGGCGTGATTTTCATGTCGGCTCTCAGTTGAGCAGCGCGGCGGCGAAGGCCTGCTGCAGGATGCGTTGCACGTCGGCGCGGCTGTCGGTCAGCGCGTCGGTCATGTAGTTGTCGCGGGGCTTGATGCGCCACCCGCCGCCCTGCTTGCGGCGAACGCCGTAATGCAGGTATGCCGGATAGAACGCCCGCATGCTCGCGGTCTTGTTGGGGGCAATCCGTACCAGAAAGCCCGAGCGCGACAGCTTAAAGCCGATCGAATCGGTGGTCGCGCCCGACCGGTTGATCGGGTAGCCCTCCTGGCCACCACCCAGCGCCAAGTTCATCTGCGCCCGGCCGGTGATCAGCTGGCCCACCTTGCGCATGCCGGCGCGGATCTTTCGCTTGTTGAAGGCCTCTTGGTCGAACTTGTCGAAGCCGTCAACGTGCAGGTAGCCGTCAATCGAAACGGAGTTGGCCACGCCCACCTCCCGCCGGCGCGTTGGCAGCACCCAGCTCCTCCACTTCAACCACAGACCAGATCTGCTCGCCCGCAAGCTCCGTGGGGCGCTTCACCCGATAAACCCGCCCACGGCCAACGAACTCACAGTCCGAAGCCAAGCCGTCAATGAAGCGACAGTACAAGCGGTGCGTAACACCGGTGTTGGTTTGCTGCGCTGCGGCATAGGTTGCGGTGCCCAAGGGCTCAACCTTGACCCAGCGCCAACACACATGCGCAAGGTCAGACTCAAGCCCGGGTCCAACCGGTTTATCGGACCTTCTTCGCACCTCCATGCGATGCTTCAGCTCACCCGAGGCGGGTGCCCGTGTGCTCACTCTCAATGCCATGGCTAGAACCTCGGCGGGACGGTGATATCCGCCAACAGGTGGTCGACAAAGCTCGCCGGCACTTCGGCCAAGGATTGCCCCACGACCAAAAGCCCCCGATGGGTGAATGCCGTTTCCGCCGCCATCAGTAGCCAGCTGAGCACACCGGGATAGGCTTCCAGGTCCGCCCCGGCCCGGTAACGGATACGCAACCGGCCAGCAGGCCTGCCGGATGGGAAGTGCAGATAGCTCTCCTTCCCGCCCTGGCTAAGCTCCACCTGGCCGACGTAGGGGGTCACCTGACCTGCCTCTCCCAGCACCACCACGGACTCGACGGCAACCACCTGGCCAATGTCCAACGAATGGCCCGACGGATACGCCGCCGGCCACTCCTCCTCGTAGATCGCTTCACGAATGGCCGCCCCCGTTTTCGATTCGCCCTGTGCGGTGACGCCAGGGATGATGATCAGGTCGATCAGCTCGGGCTGCAGGTCTTCTGGCTCAGCCCGGCACTGAAATGCCACCTGTTCCAACGTCAACACCGGGGGACCCGTGTAGGCAATGCGGCGCGCCATAGCTATGGCTTACCATCATCGCTGGCTTGATCGTCAACCTTGCCAGCGGCATCGGCGTTTCCGCCACCATCAGATGGTTTACCGGTCGGAGTGGCGTTACCGGGAACGGACTTGCCTTTCTTGGCACTCGGCTTTCCCGATTCGACTGCATAACCCGACTCGATCAGGCCCTCGGCAATTGCCGAATCAAAGCCAGCCGTTTCACCTGCGGCATAGCCGCGCCAGTTTTTCTCGAACGTTACGATGACCTTAGTCATGAGATTTCCCCAGAACTGGAATGGAATGCCCGGCGTACCGGGCACGAGGATTTACAGGGAGCTGCCCCATTTGACATCGGTCATCACCGCTACCGACTCGACGTGACGCGGGCCGAAGTCGTGCTTGGCAATCACTCGCACGAGGGTCTGGTCGCGCTGGAATGCACTGATGACGTTGCCACTACCGTCCTTGTAGGTGGCCTCCTTGCTGAAATCGATGACCATGGCGTCGTCTTCACCGATGAAGCAGTCCGCGAAGTCGGCGAAATGGATTTCCGAAGCATCGCCATCGGCACCCAGGTTGATCGGAATCTGGGTGGTCGAGCCGACTGGGAAACCCTTGAGCATGTTCTGATCCAGCTCGGGGTACGCCTTGTTGCCATTGCCATCACGCAGGGCTGCCAGCCAGCGCTTGGTGCGCGGCGCCATGGCGAAGCCAGGCGCGGTCATGTTGGAGTTCGCGTTCTCAAGCCGGAGGATCAGCGCAGACAGCGCGAACTCCACCGCTTCCAGCGTTACAGCTGCTGGGGCAGCAAACACGTTGAAGGACGGCGCCCAGAAGCGCAGCCCCTTGGGCAGATTTCCGGTACCAGCACCGCGCAGGAATGACAAATCTTCCGCAGTCGCCACCGAGGCGACCAGATCGCTCACGACCAAGCGGTCGACGCTCGGATTGGTACCGGAGTAAGCCAGCAGGTCGTTGCTGATCGGCACCAGGGCAGCGAGCTTTTTCGACGACAGCTTCAGGTCGTCGAACTGCATGTCGGTGGACGGCATGTCTTCCTCGGTGCCGATGTAACCGACGACAGCACCGCCTTTGATGCGCGGTACGGTAAGGTTGCCATTTTGCAGCGGCAGCGAGACCGCGCCGAGGCTGCGCACCACCGACTTCGGACGCAGCAGCTCGATTACTTCGCTGGAGAAACTTTGCGGTACCAACACCCCACCAGCGCCTGGCGTCACGGTGCTGAGCGCCATAGCGATTTCAGGGTTGTAGCCAGAATCGGCGGCCATCTTCGCAGCGGCCTGCTGGTCACCGCGAGAGGCCGCCAAGACGCGCACCATCTGCGCCATATTGGCACCCGGTACCGGCTTTGCGGTGAACGGACCGCTGATGTTGCCGGGAGGGCCGTTCAGGCCTTGAGCGCCTTCGTTCACAGGTACCGCGCTAGCGGTCGCCATGCGCTCGGCCGCTTCGGACCGCGCGAGCTTCTCCGTCAGCTCATTGAACTGAGTGCTGAGCTGCTCGAACTGGGCGAGCTGTTCGGCAGTGAGCGAGGTGCCGGCCGCTTCGAGCTGAGCCAACGCCTGGATCTGGCCATTGATAGTGGCGCGTTCGCTACGCAATTGAGTTACGAGGGACATGCTGCCTCCTGGGCATAAAAAAACCGCCGGTGGGCGGTTGTGGTCACTGCCGCGAACGCGGTCAGAGTTGTGACTGAATGGCGAAGGCCGAAGCCCTCACGCTGATGCGTTGTTGTGGCTGTGAGGCTTGGCGCTGGGCGCGGCTGAAAGCGACTGCTCGCGAGAGGTTGTCCACCGCCAGCTGCGGCGACTCCAGGCGATCAGCTAAGCCCATGGCGATCGCGGACGAGCCGCGGTAACAGGCGGCTTCGGTGGTGATGATCTCGGCCACATCGCGGCCTCGGTAATCAGCAACATGAGTTGTGAAGAGCTGATAGCTTTCCTGCACGACATCGTTGAGCACTTGCAGGGACTGCTCGGTAAGCGGCTCATTCGGGCTCAGATCATTCTTGTGAGCGCCGGCAAAGACCGTGGTGACCTTGACACCCATGCCATCAAGCATCTTGGAGCGGTCCATGTGACTAGCCACCACACCGATAGACCCTACTCCCGAGGTCAAGCTGACCACGATCTCTGTACAGGCGGATGCGATCAGGTAGCCCCCGGAGTACGCCATGAAGTTCACCAGGCCAGTGATTGGCTTGATCTTGGTCGCGGCGCGAATGTCCGCCGCCAGTTCGAATGCGCCGACCGCGCTGCCGCCAGGGCTGTCGATGTCGAGCACGATGTGTTCGACCATAGGATCGGCGATGGCCTTGTTCAGGGCTGCTCTCAGCCCTTCATAGCTGGTCATGGTCTCGCAAGCGTTCAAGTGGCTACCGCGACTGACAAGAACGCCATGGACGGGAATCACCTCGACACCCGTCTGGGCGATGGCGGCACGGCGCTGTTCTTCGCGTCGATCCTGTTCGGCCTGATAATCCTCATCGTCATAGAACATTGATGGGTTAGCCGCGGCGCCGCTCATGTTCAGATTTACGATGTTCAGGCTCATGGTCTGGTTCGCCCAGCGCACTGCCAGGTCGAGCATGTCAGGTGTCGTCAGCAGCGGCTGGTTGAACAGCAAGCTGGCTGCACGCAGATGTCGTTTCATGCGGCAAGCATCCTCTGAATGTCGTCGCGCTGCTGCTCCAGCTGAGCGCGGACGTTGGGGTTGTTCATGTCGGGCAAGCCGTGCGCCACATCCGTCATGTTCAGCGGCTGCAAATAGCTATCACCATTGGCAACGGGCGGCATGTTTTCCAGGCGACGGATGTCGTTGATCGACAGCCACCCCCACTGCCTGCCGATTGCATAGGCGTCATAGCGGCTTTTCTGATCGCCGCGCAGCAGGCCGGACAGGTTGAACTCGATGAAGTAGTCCCGCCGTTCAGATGGCAACAGGAAGTCGCGCATCATGGCCTGCTCGTGGCGCTTCACCCAGGGCATCAGGGCGAAGATCACGTACTGGATCAGCAGCTGTTCAAGGCTGTTGTAACTGGCTTTCTCCAGCTCGTTGATCATGTGAGGAGGGATCTTGTAGATCCGAGCGATATCCAGCCCAGTGGCCTTGAGGATGCCCAGCAGCTCGGCGTCGACGTTGTTCATCGATACCGGTTTGAAAGTCATACCTTCCTGCAGCATCGCAACCTTCTTCGCGTTATCGATGCCCGAGAACTTATTACCCCACTGATCTAGGATGCGGTCGATACTGCC